CACATCTGGAACTGCAAAGGGAGACCAACGCAATGGTGGTATGTGCGTAGAGAAGACTCGTGCATATGTTAAGAACAACAAGAAAAAGTTAGTAAATGCTGTAGTTGGTTGGGGTCGTCCAGTTTATTCTGGCGAAGAAAACCTTCCACTACTTTCAAAGGTAGGATCATCTGATGTTCCAGTAAAGGCTTCAGTTCCTGTTGCAAGCGTTGTTAAGAGTGAGTTTAAGCCATTTAAGGTTGGTGCTAAAGGATCTTCAGTAAAGAAGATTCAGCAAGCACTTGGAGTAACTGCAGATGGAGATTTTGGTACAGGAACAGACAAGGCAGTAAAGGATTTCCAAAAGAAGTCTAAGTTGCCTGTTACTGGTATAGTAGACATTACAACATATAAGAAAATTTTGGGGGCATAAATGGAATCAACAAAAAGAACACTAATGAAGACAGCAAGTTGGGAAACATTTCACCTTGTTGGAGTTGCTGGAGTTATCTATCTTTTTACTGGTGAATGGGAGTATGCCTCATTAGGTGCACTTCTTTACATTGGATGGGAAGCACTTGGATACTTTATTCATGAAAGAGTATGGGCAAAATTTGGCAAGGGGGTAAAGTAATGCGTATTAGGATTATTAAGTTTGTAGTAAAGGCTCTTGGATATGAATGGGGCGGAGATGCTCTTAAAGCACCAATCTGGACAGTAAAAGCGAAGAAGAAGTAAGTGTTTACCACTACTGATATTGTTTTTAATTCTGTACCAAGATCTGGTAATAACTTTTTAGCACAGTGTATCGATAGTGCACTGACTAAAAATATTAGTCATGAAAAGAATTTAAAAAAATTACCAAATAAAACACTTGTTTTAAGTCACAATAAAGCATTTATTGTTCATCCATTTTTTCATATACCATCTATGTTAAAGTTAGAACAGTCTGACCGTCTTATTCAGTTTACAAATGTAAGAACTCCAATGGATGTTATTAAGTCTTATTGCTTTACTGCACTCTCTAATGCAGAAAATGAAGAAACAATAGAAAATGTGGTAAACGGAGAACATTATAATTTTAAAGGAATTATCAAAAGCATAATTGACGATTATTTTGCTTATTTAACTATACAAATACAAAATAAAAATGCTTTTGTAATTGAGTTTGATAAATTAATTAATGATCCCGACAGTATAATTAGTTTTATTTTATCAAAGATGGATCTAAAATATGAAAACAAAGTTTCAGCAGAAGAAACATTGAGTGTAATTAAAAATAGAGATCATAACAATTTTGGCAGCCTACCAAATCAGTTAGTTGCAAAGATGAGGCATCACGGTCCTCACGATATTCAAAAAACAAAACTATATGAAAATCTAACTGAACAAATAGAAAATGAAGAAAATTTTTCAGAATTAAAAACACTTTATCTTGAGGTATCTAATGCCAGTATATGAGTATGATTGCATGCCTTGTGCACAAAGGTATATTAAAGAAAGGTCTATTGAGGATAGTGATCCTGGGTACAGTTGTGAAAGTTGCAATTCTCCTTTAGTTCGTGTATACTCTAATGTAGGAACAGTTTTTAACGGTAGTGGATTTTATTCCACAGATAATAGAAAGCGGTAGTATAATGTTTACAATGATCAAAGATGATGTTAAGCAAGATTGGTTACTATCACCTTTAGATAGATGTGATAGATGTAATGCTGAAGCCTTGGTTAAGGTTACTGGTATTAGTGGAGAGTTGTTATTTTGTGGTCACCACTATAATAAGATCATGGCTATTCCAGACGGATATAACAGCATGATGTCTTTTATGATTAGCATTGTTGATGAAAGGTCTAAACTAAGTGAATGATTTTTTTATTGAGGATGATTCCTTTTTAACCAACGAAGAGCAAGATGAGTTTTTAAGAAGAATATTTTCTGATGAAAGTGAGTTGTACGGCAAACTTAATTGGACTCCAGAGAGTATACTGTCTATAATTAATTTAGAAAAAACAAATGACAAGAGTTGGCCTTGGAAAAAATCACCATTGGCATATATCAATGATACAAAGTCTGAACCATATTTTCAGTTTATATTAAGACCTGATTTTGAATTAGTTGCATATGTTTTTGAAAAGTTTTGCATAAAACACAACATAAGATATGATAAAATTTTAAGAGTTAAAATAAACATACTTACAAGAGCACACAAAGATAAAGAAGAGCGAAACTTTCCACATGTTGACGCAAGTGATAATCATCTAGTATTTCTTTATTATTTTAATGACTCTGATGGAGATACACATATTTATAATACAAACATCGATGATGTTGTAGGAACATCTGGTAACTTTGGAGACTTAGAGGTTTTGCATTCCGTATCCCCAGTTGCTGGTAAGGGTGTTGTTTTTAGTGGAAAACAACTACATAGTGGCAATCAGCCTAAAGATCATAATTTTAGATTGTTGCTAAATCTTTGCTTTACACTAAAAAAGGACGATAAATAATATGTATGAATACTATGTAAGAAAAGTAGAGAATGTTGTAGATGGAGATACCATTGATGTTCTTATTGATTTAGGTTTTGATATTTTGTTTTCATCCCGTGTAAGACTGGCTGGTATTGATACACCTGAGTCTCGCACAAAGGATCTTGCTGAAAAGGCCCTTGGTCTTGAAGCCAAGGAGTACTTAAAGAAGTCTCTAAAAGATGCCAAGTCTGTTGTTATTAAGACTGAGAAGATGGATTCATCTGAAAAGTATGGTCGCATTTTGGGCTGGGTATATGTAGATGGCAATACTGTATCCCTTAATGACATGATGATCAATGACGGTTACGCATGGGGATATCTTGGAGATACCAAGGTTAAAGATTTTGGTGCCCTGGCTAAGGCTAGAAAAAAATCTGTTAAGTGATTAATCCTAGAATAGAAGCCATGGTAGAGCACTTGTTGAATCAAGGTGCTATATCAATGCATAGTATTGATGATAATGGTGAGATGCTATACTCTGTTACTGATAAATTAAAGTTAGTCAATCCAGAACTTTATGAAGATCTAAAAGATCAATATGAAAATCATATGTTTGAGTTAATTGATATGGGACCAAAAACAATGAAATGGAAAATAAGATAATGAAGCATATACTTTATTTTACTGCTGATTGGTGCAATCCATGTGCAAGAACAAGGCCATTTGCCGAAGAATTAATTCAAGAGGGGTGTGACATTAAGTTTATTGATGCCGATACTGAAGTAGAACTTGTTAAAAATTTAGAGGTAAAAAGTATTCCAACTTTTATATTATTTCAAAACGGCCAAGAAATTTCAAGAATGAATGGTGCAAAAACCAAACAACAACTTTTAGATTTTTGGGGTTAATTTTGAACGAAGATAGGTTTATGGAAGAACTAATCTTAAATGGAAGCCTAGAGTTTTCTGGAATAGATCAAGAATCTGGAGAGGTTTTATATAGATTTACAGATAAACTTAAAGATTTTTCTCCAGAACTAAATAATGAGTCAAATTTATATTTTACTCAAGAAATGATGGAGTTATGGGAATATGGGTTTATTGAGATGGACATCACTGAAACAAATCCAATTGTCAGAATTACAGGAAAAGCATTAAATGATGAAGAAATTCAAAACTTAAAAACAAGCAATAGGCTAACTCTTAAAGAAATTATAAAATTTTTAAAGTCAAAAAAGTAGTATAATGTATTTAGGAGAAAAATGGAATACTTACTTGGATCTTTTACTACTTTTGCCTTGTTAATATTTTTTAGCATGTTATTTAAAAATAGTATAAGCAAAAATAGTATAAACAAAAATAGCACTAAGTATACCCAAAGTCATATCTTTATGCACATAAAACCGCTTCTACCAGAAGATATGTCAAATATCAAAAAAATAAAAAATACTCAATCATTAGATTATGAAAAAAAGATCAATGTTAAGATAATTATACTTGACAACTACGCCTATTGGATTAAAGAAAATCAATTTTACAAGGCAGAGGTAGTAAACAATTTAATAGATCCAGGTACTACAACTACAGTTGACACAATAGGTATGGATAGTATACAATTAGATAAGATGTTGTTTATAATGGATAAACTTAGAGAAGGGTTAGATAATGATAGTGGGAGTACAAGGAACCAGTAGTTTTGAAGACTACAAGGTTTTCCTTAGAGCAATTGGTGTTGCTCTTTCTAATCTTACAGATCAAGACGAACACTTTTATATTTATTCTGCTGGGCCAGCAAACATCAATTCAATGGTAAGTGAGTTTGTAAATCTATCTGAACGAAGCATGAAGTCTCGTGGTAAAAAAATTAAGATGTATAAAGTTGCACCATCTTGGATAAGTAAAAATTTTGAAGAGTTTAACTATTTTGCTTTTTTGTCAAAGCCGAATGAGCCAAGGACAAAACTAGTATATGAAGCACAAGAAAAAAATATTGAACTAGGAATATTCAACTACTAAAAGGATAAAAAATGAAGATTACAGAACTAGAAAAAATGGAAACCATAGTAAAGAATAACAAGTTTCTTACTTGGGATGGTTGGACAGTTGTTAGCATGCACCCTGCAGATAATGCAAGGACTTCTAAAAATGGCAAATATTTTAATGGAAAGTGGAACATTTCAAAAAGATTTGAGCCAAGCAGAGATGGCTGGGATATACCAGACAAGTTTGTTAGGTAGAAATGAATAGACATGCATGGAAAGATGATGGGTCTTGCTTTGAGTATGACACAAATATATTTTTTGAAAAATATGAAGATGAAGTTGATTTAAGGTTAGCAATAGATAAACTATGCTCTGCTTGCCCTGTTTCAAAAACTTGCTTTGCATATGGAATTTCTGGAAAAGAATGGGGTGTTTGGGGCGGTATATATTTAGAAAATGGTATTATTTCAAAAGAGTTTAATTCTCATAAAGAGAAACAAGACTGGGCAAATACCTGGCAATATTTAACGATGGATCAATAATATGTGGTCATGGATATTAGCAGTAATAGGTATTTGTGGAATTTTTTTAGTTGGCCAAAAAACAATATGGGGCTGGCTAATTTTATGCGTTAATGAAGTATTATGGATCGCCTATGGGCTATCTACCAAACAGTATGGCTTCATCGCCATGGCTATTGCTTATGCTACAATATACATAAGATCTTACATACATTGGAGAAAAGAAGTATGATTATTCAGTTTATTGGCCTACCAGGCTCAGGCAAGACAACAATTGCAGATGCAGTTAGAGAAAGAACAAACGGAATACATGTTAATGCTGATCAAGTAAGGGCTGGCTTAAATAAAGATTTAGGTTTTAGCCCAGAAGATAGAATTGAACAGGCACGAAGAATGGGAGAACTTGCTAGACTTCTTGAAAAGATTCAAGATAAGCCAGTTATTGTTGATTTTGTTTGTCCAACAAAAGAAACCCGTGAGGCTTTTGGTGAGGCAGATGTTGTTGTATGGATGGACACCATTCAAGAAGGTCGTTTTGAAGATACAAATAAATTGTGGGAAGATCCAGAACACTATGACCATAGGATAGTTAATACTGGTGATGATTATGAAGATTCAATTCCAACAAGAGCAATTACAGTTATTCGTAAATTTGGAATGTTTGATTGGAAAGAAAATACAGTTCTTTTATTAGGTCGTTATCAACCGTGGCATGAAGGGCATAGAGCGTTGTATGATGAGGCTGCAAAGCGCAATACGCAAGTTGTAATTGGTGTAAGACATACCGTTGGAATGTCAGAAAAAGACCCTCTTCACTTCGAACAAGTTCGTGACTATATTCATCAAGATATGCCTGCAGCAAATGTAATCAAAGTTCCTAACATTACTAACATTGTCTATGGTCGTGATGTAGGATACAAGATTGAACAAGTAGATTTGGGAGCAGACATTCATGCTATTTCTGCTACGCAAAAACGTAAAGAGATGGGCATATAAATGGTAGTAAACATTATCGCTATTGTAGTTTCTTTAATGGTTGCTGGATTTATGGTTTATTTTATTAGTAAGTATGGTGGCGAAATAGATGAACGTAAGTAAACAAAGATCAGCATTAAAATCAATTACTTGGCGTATCATTGGTACAGCAGATACTTTTGTAATATCTTGGGCAATAACCAAAGAGCCAGTTACGGCTGGTGCAATCGCAAGTTTCGAGGTATTTACAAAGACAATCCTTTATTACTTCCATGAGCGTGGTTGGAATAAAGTTAAATGGGGTAGAAAGTAATGTATACAGACCAAATGAAAAGAGCCTTTAGATCCATTCATGCACCTAAAAACTTTAACCTTACATTGGTAGACAATGATAATTTTATTACTGTAAAAGCCAGTGAGCCACAGTTTATGAGGCTAACAGTTGAGGATCGAGTTGCTGCCGTAGAATACATGATTCGTGTAAAAAAAGCCTTAGAAGATAATGGTGCAATAGTATTGCTAGTAAGAGAGGGAGGAAAAGAACTATGATTTTTGATTATATTGTTTTTACTATGTTTATTTCCATTTTTATTTTTTTAATTTTCCAATTGTTTATAACAAGGTTTGCATTAACAAAAACAAGAAGTGAACTTGTTCAATCAAATCTAAACAATACTATTGTTCTCGATAAAATTCAAATTGAAAACAGCAAGTCTTTTTTAAACTTTGTTGAAGGTTCAAGACAAGATGCATTTAAATACATCGAAGAGGTTCAAAGTGGTCTAAACAAGTTTATTAAAGATATTGAGCCAGAAATTAAATATTTTAAAGAATATGGAGACTTGACATCGATGTCGCCAAACTACTACTCTATGAAGAAAATTACTGATTCCTATGATCAGTTGAAGCAACTACTACCAAAGGAAGACTAATGAAAGAAATTATTTTATCAATACTAACAGGTTTTGGGTGCGGTGTCGTGTTCGCAGCATTCAAATTGCCAGTGCCAGCACCACCAGTTTTTGCGGGACTCGCAGGAATTATTGGTATTTGGCTTGGGGCAACAATACTAACACAAATTATATCCTAGGAGGAATAATGAATAACATACTAAACGATAAGACAAAAGCAATGCTTGCATCATACGGACGATCAGTATTGGGTGCAGCACTTGCACTATACATGTCTGGCGTAACTGATCCAAAGACTCTTGCATACTCATTGGTTGCAGCAATTGCACCAGTAGCATTAAGAGCACTTAATCCAAATGACACAGCATTTGGTCGTCTTCCAGAAGTAGCAGAAGTAGATGCTGCAGTTAAGAAGGCAACAGTTAAGAAGGCTCCTGCAAAGAAAGCAGTTGCAAAGAAGTAATATAAAAATAAATAGGCTAGGAGAATAAAACCTCTTAGCCTATTTTTTTATTTAATCTCAGATATATACTTTAAATCTGTTTTATATGGGCTTGGTAGATCTTTAAGTCTCAAACTTCTTTCGGTTTGTGTTATGTTTGAAAGGAAAGATACGATTGTATATCTTGGATTGCCAGGACCAATATCAGTAATTCTATGTTCGTAAATATATGAAGATGGGAATATTATAAGTTGATTTGCTTTTGGTTTAACCTTTGCACCAAAATGAATAAATTCAAGTTCTCCGCCTTCGTAGTCATCATTTGGATAATATACCATAGATACTGTTCTTGGAGTTCCATATGAATCGTCAGGGTGCATTCCAAAATAATCTCCATCGGTATACTTACTGATTCTCCACTCTTCCCTGCTTTTTGGATCTAGATCATAATGCCATAAATAAGAGTCTATAACTTCTTCAAAAGCGTTAGCAATAAGTGCAGCACCTTGAGGATCTTGATGTCTTTTTACCCATGTACTTACTCCACGCTTTCCAACCTCTTTTGGAATCTTATTGCCTTCAGAGTCAACAATATAATCCTCTCTAACGAAAGATCCCTTGTCTTCTAGTTGCTTCATAAAATCCATTCCCTGATCCCAAACATTATCATAAATGTGTATTCCAGGGGCAAGCAATGTATATTTAAATTGATTAAACTTTCTGCTTTCTGTAATGCTATTTTTTTCATTTTCAAGTTTACGTGAATCCATACCTTCTCCTCTGATAGATAGAAACTTAATTCAATTATAGCATATGATATAATAGTATATAACTTTTCCAAATAGGAAAAATGTCGGGGGAGACAGCGACACTAAATAACTGGTATAGTCCTGAGCATGACTGTAAAAAACTGCTCATTTGTTATGCTATAATGATTACATGCTAAAAGAAGGCGACTTTGTTATGGGATCAACCTCTGAGGGGGTTGTGCACGGTGTTATAGAGCACATTATGACAGAAGGCGGAGTCTATGGAGTTCCTGGAACAGAGTATGCAATTCAATCTATGCCACCAGAAAATCCAGCAATGGCTGTTAGAATTTACAAAGAAGAAAATGGTACATGGGAGCCAACAGCATATAGTATTGGAATGATGTACAAGGATGCTACTAAAGTAGAAATGGAAAATCACACAATGGATTCAGAAACAGGGATGGCAATGTTTGATGCTCAGATGGGCAAAGCAGATGATTCAATAATGCCAACAGATACATATCAAGGCAAGGCGTATGAAGGTTGTGGATGCCCAACATGTAAAGAATTAAATGTAAACTGCGATAACTGTCCTGTTTGTCAGGCTGGAGAAATGAAATCAGATTGCTGTGCTAATGTAAATAAGCAAGCACCTTGTTGGGATGGATATGTACAAAGAGGAATGAAGCCAGGAGATAATGGTAAGCCAGTTCCTAATTGCGTACCTGCTGCAAAAGCAGATGACCTTTGGGAAGACTCTGATGATGTTGAATACGAAACAGATTCAGTGTCAAAAGCAGAAGGATACTCACCACCAGCAGGAGCAAGATCTGCTGCTCGTAGAGCAATTAAGTTTAAAGAAGATGGAAAGGCTAATGGCGCAGGAACTGCAGTTGGCTGGACTCGTGCAGGGCAGTTAGCAAGAGGTGAATCATTATCTCTCAGCACTGTTAAGAGAATGTACTCATACTTCTCACGCCATGAAGTAGACAAGAAAGGTAAGGACTGGGGTAACTCAGCAAACCCATCTAACGGATACATCATGTGGTTAGCATGGGGTGGAGACGCAGGATTCTCTTGGTCAAGATCAATAGTTAATCGTGAAAAGGATAAGGCCTTATTTGCTGATTTTGGAAAAGATTACACAAGAGTTAACACAGAAAGACACTCACTATAATGCCTAAGAAAAAAGCAGGAGCATTTAACGATACCCAGATTAAGGATGGTTGGATTGTTAAGATGCGTAAAGATGGAAGAATTAAGGCAAAGATTGAACGCTACATTGATAGAACCACACAACTAAAACCAAAATCAGAAAGATAATTAATAGATATACTTTTCTTGTTTTTCTATTTGTTTTTTTATTTTTTTAAACCTATACCAAATCACTATTTTTTTAATTAATTTCAATTCCAAACCTCTTTATTTCTTTTATAAAAGACTGCAACCAATATTCATGAGACAAAACACCAGCGTGACCATCTCTTCTTTTAATATCATATTTTTCTAAAATTCCATCTGGTCTTTTATTTTTTATCATTTTCATATATTCTTCGTGGTTCATTGCAAAAAAATCTTTATGTTGATTAAATAATTCTATATTATGGTTATCTGAGTATTCCCATGTTGACCACAAAACTTTTACATTATTTTGTTTGCAGTATTCTATAAAAATTTTCCAACCTAATGAAAAATTTAAGAACTCTTTATAATAATCTTCAATGGTTGCTGGTTGATCATCTACAACGCTTTTTGGTTCTGGCTCATTAACATTTCCATCATCTTTGTATCTTTGAATATACAAATAATCATCGTTATGCCAAATAAAATGTCTAGTTATATTAGGCATTAAAACAAAAAGATAGTCTGGAAATCCATATTTTTTTGAATATGCCATAAAGTTTGCAATTATTTTTTGCCATCCATAGCCAGACCTAGCAATAGAATAAAACCCATCTGTTAAATTGTTTAGTTTAAGTTTATCATGAAGCATCTTAGACCAAACAGTATCTAGGGGACTACCAACCCCTTCGGTTTGTGAGCAACCAACAAAAAGGATGTGCTTGCCTGGAGTATGTTGATCTGTAAAGTCATCTGATCTAAAACCATCTTTATTAAAATCATATTCTATAGTAGAGTCATCTTCTGCTCTTTCTATTGGTAGAAGTGTATAGTGTCTATTACCTTGATGCTCAGGCATATTCATCCAAGTTATATCAAATTCATAATTAAATATGTCATTTGCATTTGAATAAACTTTATTTTTTAAATTATAATCTTCTATCATTAAAAATCCCTTGTAATGTATATATCATTAAAACTATAGTTATGCAAAGCCAATGCTTTAACAGACCAATTTTTATTATTATTTAAAAACCAATTAACAGAAAAATATGTTCCATAAAAAGAATTTTGGTTCATTCCGTCATATATTAAATAATCATTGATACCAATTATACCACCTACCTTTATGTGTTTTGATATCTCATCAAGCATAAGCATTGTATGCTCTCTTCCATTTTGTGTATCTAAGTATATGTAATCAAAATCTTTGTCTTGATTTATCAAAGTGTCTTCTGCTTCACCCTTAATAATATGAACATTATTATATTGAGAAAACTCATCTCTAACATATTGTTCATGAGTTTCTGCCGTAAAAAGAATTGTATGCTTTATTGGCTCACACTGACAGGATCCAGTTCTAACCCAACTCCAGCATTTTGAGTCAATGGAGTATCTGTCTAAAAGCCATATCTCTTTTGGATTACATGCTTCTGCTATTAGTTTTGAATAATATCCCCAAGAAACACCAATCTCCATATATTTTATATTTTTAGGCAAGTGCTCAACATATTCTTCTCTGGAAGAAAATATTTTTGCATTATTTAATTGATCTTGTGATATTAATGGGGTGTGCTCTATCTGATCACCTTGTAATTTTTTAAGACTTCCATCATCATTAAACCCATTTACTGGTATTTTTGACATATGCCCTCCGTTAAAAGTATATCATGTTGTACCCCTGGCAAGAATCGAACTTGCGACGCATGGCTTAGAAGTCCATCGTTCTGTCCACTGAACTACAGAGGTCTAGTAGGCGGCTCCCAGACATGGATTCGAACCACGATTAAGGGCTTCAAAGGCCCCTGTCCTGCCGTTAGACGATCTAGGAATGATATTGTATCTCCAACGGGATTCGAACCCGTGTTGCCACCGTGAAAGGGTGGAGTCCTAGGCCACTAGACCATGGAGACTTGGAGCGGATGATGAGAATCGAACTCACCCCTTCTGCTTGGAAGGCAGAGGCACTACCAATATGCAACATCCGCATCGTACACCAGGTAGGACTTGAACCTACGAATAGCCGAATTATGAGTTCGGTGCCTTAACCAACTTGGCTACTGGTGCTTAAAATTAAGATATCAGTATGCCAAGCAAAATGCCAATAACAAAAGAAAAAGATCCAATTGTCCAGTGATAGTATCTAATTAAATAGTTTTTAATTATTTTATCTTTAATGTTTTCTGGAACATCCTCAATATTAATTGTTTGTACCATTTTCTCCCCTATTCATATAACCAGTATACATCAAATCAGCGGTTGAGTCAAATTAAAGTATAATCTTTTTCTCAATTAGTTCATTATATGTTTTATTAATCTTATATAAATCTATATTATTTAAAAGAATATTTCTTATTTTTTCATAACTTTCAACTTCTCGTGCAGATGCAAAAAAGACATTTGGGATTGGATCAATCTTTACAATATCTATATTATTTAATTCAACACTATTATTTTTTGCTAAATAACTAAACAGTTCTTCAGGTTTTAAAATCAAATCGTTAAAATCAAATATGCTTACATAACTATTTTGACTAATTAAGTTATAAAAATTTTCAAGTAAGTCTATGCGTCTCATTAGCCTATATTCAATTCTATTTGTATTTTTTATATTTTTCATTATTTCTAGTGTTACTTGAGAAGATATTACATCAACTGGATTTCTAATTATTGAAATATGAAATAAATCTTTATTGTTTAAAAGTTTTTCAATACTGTTATTTATTGCATATGAAGTGATAAGTTTATTTGCAAACAATATTCTAGAATTTTTTATAAAAAATGTTGTTCCAGATCTTGGATAACAACTTAGATGAATTTGTTTTGCTGTCATATTATTTTAAAGTTTCCCCATCGTGACCATCTAATTATTTTCATTTTTTCAGGCCTATCATCTATCTCTTCATGATTCCATTCTGGTAGTGGAATGTTGTATGCTTTTTGAAGTGCGTCTTCTTCACTATCTGCATAAACATCTATATTGTAGTTATCTTGAAGAGTTGCCCTAATAGTATATTTATTTTTTCCGTCTTGTTTTTTAATTTTGGGGTAATAATATATTTTATACTGTTTAACTAATTCATTAGTGTTATTTTGATTAGATATCATAAAGCCAATTTCAGAAGGAAAAGTTAAAAAGTCTCCTTCATCTGCATCATGAGATATCTTAGGGTTAGAGTTAAAATTTACTCTAAAGGCTTTTAATGGCAACAATACATTTACCCAGTTTGGTAGATCATCAGAACTTTCAAGACTAAAAGTAAAATCTTTATATTTTGCAACTAAAGATCCAGTAATTACCTCTAAAACATTGGACTCGTTTTGTAAATCTTCTTTTGAAAAACAATTTTTTGCTATAACTATATTTTTAATATCTGTTTTATCAATTTTAATATCATGCATGCTGTATATACCTAACCTCATCAATGATTTTATGTTTGAGTGCAAGATTAATCATCTCATCAGAATAACTTCCAACTTCTGGTTCTGCAGAAAAATACACAACATAATATATATCGTTAAATGTTTTTATTAAAGCACCATTAGCAATTGCCTTTTTTACATTATCTGTTCTTTGTGCCCCAGGCCTTTTGCCTTCCCCCGCTTTTCCACCTTTTGCCTCTATGTATTCAAAGCGGTTTTCAGAAAATACTTTAAAATCTACCTCGCAGCCAGAACCAGTAAAATAATAATCTCTATCAAGAGTATTAAATCCACGACTAAGTAGGTCTTGATAAACAAGTTCTTCAAATTCATCTCCGATTTTTTTGGATTCAGACTGAAAGTAATTATTTTTTTCATTAATCATATAATCAGTATACCCTATTCATCTGATGGTTTATCGTCTTTAGGAACCCAAACTTTTTTTCCATCTTTCCATACTGGCCAATAGCCTAGGCTACGCCAATCCATTTGAACGATCTTTGGCTCTTTAATCTTGATCAACCTTATATGTCATAGCAACATAGCATGCAACATATCCCATAATAAAAGCGGGAATTAAAAATAATACATTAATCATAACTTACCTCCTTGTATCTATTATATACTAAACCCTACAAGAAGTCAATAGGCTAGGAAACAAGATAATTTGTCATATGACATTGACAGAAACCAACAACCTCATATTGACCATCTGATACTTCATAAATATCATCATATCTAGCAGGCATGTCACAATTATTACATTTTTCTATATTTTTATCCATAATTAAATTATAACATACTTGTATTTTAAAGCATCTAAATATGCCTCATTAGCCTCTGTGAATATGTCTGTATTTTGCATGGCATATTGGTGTAGTGGTGTATATGATGGATGATCCTTTACAGAACTTCTTAAATTAATTGGGTATACAACATCCAGATTTTTGGGGTATACAATATCGCCATCAAAATCTACTATACTACGAAATACCCCTACAGGATTAGAAATTAGATCATTAAAGTCGTATACAGCAATTTTGGATAGATCGTATTTGTTTATATGATCTACATAAAATTTAGATGCTCCAACTAGGGTAGGATGATATTCTTTCTCAACAAGTTGTGTTTTGGTCGTAGCATGATTATGTATTATTCCAGACACTACCGCATCAATTGGATTTCTAAGCACAATGATGCATTTTTCATGTGAAAGTCCATATGTTGAATCTTTTTTTATTTCAATATAATCTCTTAGATTTTCTAATAAAAAATTAGATCCAGATCTAGGATGAGACACTACATAGTGCACTCTTACTCCTCAAATGATATTTGAGATTCAAAGATTTTTAATTGGCATTTAGGGCAAGACTTTGTAGGGTTTGGGTTATCATATGTAACCTCAAACATTCCACCACAATCAAAGCATAGGACAGCAGGCATTTATCCAGTATATCATATATGGCTGATATTGACTAATAGGTGTAGTCTTTTTTCTTTTTATTTTTCCTCAATAAAGACCGAATAAGTCTTTCTAAATAAAACAGGGTAAATTTCATGAATAAATCTTATCATATTCATTAAGAAATAGTTCATAATAGTGAATTTGTCTGTGTGCACCAATGTGGGGCAAACTTGATAACTCTATATCCATACCATGAAGCCATGCGTACTGCTCTAATTTGTTAGATGGTGTGTGACAATCCTTAGATCCATTAAACACCTCAACAATACCATCTCTAACCCATAAAGCAGAATCAGACCTAACATACCCACTGTAACTGTTGTTATGTGGTAAGCCATCCATAATGAAATCATCTGTTGGATCCCAAAATGCATATTTAAAAATAATATTATTAGATATACAGTATTGCTCAAAATTTAAAATATATTTTAATGATAATAGGGTTGGCAGTTTTGAGGTTATAACTTCTTCCAACTTATGTGGTTTTTGTGAATATTTTGGTAAATCCCCCTGAGTTGGAACAGCAGTATCTCTTGCAAAATCAAAACCATGTCTTCCAACAAAAACACTCCTATCTGTCCAAACATTCATTCTTGCTAAACTTGGAAATAAACAAAATAATACTTTTGGCTTACCAAATTTGTCAAAGTATGCGATTAGATTATCTATGATTGTTGTTATGGCACCATTGCTAATACCAAGGTTTCGTGTCTCGATCTGCTTTGCTTTTGCAATACGGTTGCCCCAAATCAAAGACTCGTCAATACCCCATCCCCAAGTATGAGAGCATCCAGAAAAAATAAAGTCTGGTGTTCTACCAAACTCTTGTGTGCGAAATCCAAGGGAATTTGTAATGTACTTTGTATTAGGATCAATCGTGATCTTTGGGCCAAATGGCATACCATATCCATTAAATACTCCAGTGCTATACATCTCTAAGCGAAGCATATTTAGTATGTTCGAATCTTTTTGCATATTTTAATTATAGCATTCTTAATTATTTCAAGGTATGTAAAGTATAATAGTGCTATGAATGAAGCAATCCTATATATCATTTATAGTCCTACACACAAGGCTATTAAGATAGGCATATCAGATATATCAGGTAAGAGGTTTGCCACACATAGGAATAAAGGGTGGAAATTGGTTTGTTATTGGCATTTTTTTGAGCGGGATAAGGCAAGAAGAGTAGAATCCCTAGTAATACAAACACTAAGAAAGAAGTATGAGCCATTCCTTAGTAAGGAAGACATGCCACAAAATGGTTATACTGAAACATTCTCATCCAAGCAAATCAAAAAAAAATCACTGATTCGATTAGTAAATAAAACTATTAAAACTTTATAGTTTTTAAAAGTGCCTCTTCGTATAAAGCGTTTGCTTCATCAAAAATACTAGAGTGTTCTACTGCAAAGTTATAAAGATTTTCGTAATCTTTGTGGTTTTTTAGAGATCCGTGAAGTGATCCTCCTGAGTCAACCAATGTTTCATTGGTAAGGTGTATGCCTACCATTGCTGATATTACTTGATGAGTCTTAGAGATTAAATCATTAAAGTCAAACTTAAGAACTTCATCAATAGAGCATGCAGGTACATGTTTTGAATACCTTGCAGCAGATTGTATTAAACCATATTCGTTTATCTGAAGTTCTTCTTTTCTATTTTCAACCCCATGTATAATTGATGAAACAATAGCATCTATTGGCTTTCTAAGAACTAAGATATATGTATTTTCAAATTTTTTTTCTAAAAAGTCTTTATTCCAAATATGGGTATATGGATGTTTGTCTATTGTAATATCTGAAAACTTTCTTACATTATCAATTATAAAGTTTGATCCAGATCTTGGTTGTGAAATTATTAAATGCATGATTGCTCCTTAAATGATTTAACATATTGATACATTGATTCTACTATTGCTACTACAGATATACCTATCATAGCATATACCCAATAAACATAAAGAATCATACCTTCGGCATTACCATTTCACACGGGCATATGATTGAGTCAGGTAATTCGTGAACCTTGGTGGTAATAACAATACTTGTCTTACACTCTGTACACTTGTATGTTGTCTTCATTTTTCTCCTAATTTGGTGATTACTTTAAGTATATCAGGCTTTTATTATTAGAGTTCGGCGCAAAATAGGAGTTATAAAACCATCCCATGCCCTACAAGGGCACTATCGGTGAGCATCCTTCATATGCCTAGATAAAGAGTCGTGTCCAAATATACCCCATCTTAGGTCCCATTCCTTTTTACAGATTGGGCAGATTAGCATTCTCATCCCATCTCCTTTTCCCAAACAACAAAACATTTATTGCACTGAATGCCAGGTTCTCTCATATACCATTTATGATCACATTTTGGAGTATATCCCTTACCCATACCTTTACGCTTTAGTTGCTGTCTAAACTTTCCATTTGGGTCATGGATATGACAGTACTGTTTAGGATGTGCTACATTTGCAAAACAGGTCTTGCCGTTATTTTTAGTAGCATAACATTTTTTCATTGGCGATGTCTTTTCTTGTTGCCATACTTAGCCTTAATATCAGCCTTAGCCTTATCGACCATAGATTTGGTGACACACCAGATATGGCCATCAGGCATGGTTTGATGGGTACACCAGAAGGACTCACTGTCTTTATCAATTGTGCAGCAATTAGTATCCACCAAGGCACTCATTTCGTGTATGATATAGCCTGATTTTTGTTAGAATTTTGCGGGATGGACCAGAAAGATCTTCCTTACAAGTAGAGCAAGTATAAGACCATTCCCCAGTAAACCAATCATGAACATAGCCTTTGGCATTGGCATATTTCTTGGCTACAAAGGTTTGGAATGGATCAGGGATTTCATATATCTTAGTATTCAAGACTAACCCAAAACCATAGGAAATCTATATTTGCGCTATATCGATCAATACGAAAGCCTAGCCCAAATCCTTTTGAATAGCCCACAGTAAGCCAATATTTATCCTTGATGTAGTAGTTTTTAGTCATGTATCCAGTATATCTAATTTTGGCGGGGAAGTCAAGAAAGACCCAATAACCCCTAGTATAAGATATAAACCCCTATAGCCAGATATGCTTGATATGGGAGATATCTGCTGTATCGTAATGTTTGTATACCGTGGTTTTTTATCGTTTACTACATGTCAAACAGACAAAAGGCTCATCAGATGATGATACATATAAAACATTACATTGGTTACAGGCTACCTTGTATGGCTCATATGACTTGACAAATTTAGTATATGATGATTCTAACTTGTGCATTGGATTATTGTATCATAGAGTTATACACAGGTTTGATAGCCTAAAAATGTTAGTTATCCACAGGTTTATCCACAGAAATATGTTACTGATTATGTTGTTTGACATTCTAGAAGTGGAGTGAAGTGGAGGATAGTGGAGTATAGAGCATTTATAAGAAGGGCGTCGTAATCCCAGGGGCCCCAAACCCCCTATCCCCAAACCTTCCTATCCCTTATACCACATATCCAAACCTTTGTCAACTCTATATGGGCTATGCATTATATACCCAAACCCCCTATTTGTCAAACCTTTATAGCCCAAAAACCATATAAAAAAATATCCAAATTTGGGGAAAAATGTTTGATTATCGTAATATTTTATTTAAAAAGATATAAAAAATATCCAAAACATCAGAAAAAATTGTTTGGATAAAAGTGTTTGTATATCAGGTATTAGTTATATAGGGAAGAGTGGTTTATCTTTTGATCCCCGCCTGCTTCGGGATCTTCGATAGTCTTATTAGACATTGCCACGACGGGATCTGGAGAAAAGTATTTACCCAACCCTATAAGAACAGTAAAGGAAGTAAAGACTTGTTCCAAACCTTTATCTTCTTGTCTTGCCATATTTGGATATAGCATTCTTGACATATGTCTTGGACTCATATTGTTATTATACACCTATTTGACAAAGAAATGTTTGTATGATATGAGGTTTGGATATATTGTTTGGATACTTGACAAATAAAGGTTTGTCTGGTATAAGGTTTGGTACGGGGAAAAATTTTTCTTCTTCGTAATCTTTATTTTAAAAAATGAAAGATCCTGGTTTGGGGAAAAGAATTTGATCTTCGTAATCTTTATATAAGAAAATGTGGTTTGGGTAATATGTCCGATTTGATATGATTTGACGTCCCGTCCAGGCAGCACAAAGCAAGGGGCGCAAGGCCCCTCGCAATGTTTAATTATTCTGGTTTGTTCTTCTTTTTATTATAAGCAAACATTAAAACCGAACCAAGGTTAATTTCATCAAGAGCGTCAAAATCCTCTTCTTTGATTTCTAGCAATTCACAAAACATATTAAATGTTTCATCAACTAATGTTTCGCCTGTTGCTGTAAGTTCTTTAACCAAACCCTCTGCAACCATATATGCCATTGGTAATCCAAGGTCATTGTATTCAATAAAATCTGTGAAATCTTGATCTGCTCTGAACTCGATCCAGAGTGTTCCTAAGATACCTGTCTTATCTGCAAATGCTACCGCCATCGTGGGCCTCCTGTTTTCATCTCTTCCATAAGTTTATCATACTCTTCCATTGCCGTCAAGGCAACGACATCAAACCTATGAAAAACAATCATAGGTAGATTTCTAACCAAATAATAGCCAACTCTCTCTAGGTCAATTGAGAAGTCTTCCGTGAGTAATTTGGCTATCTGCTCCGCTTTTCTTGATTCTTTATTATGCGAGGGCTTAGCATATATACTACTTCGTCTAGACATAGAACTCCTCTCTTATTCATTATACCGCAAAAGAAGGGGAGGGGCAAATATGCAGGACTCACCCCATCCCCCTTAGTCTAAGGGACCCACTCCTTAGACAGTAAGTGGCGAGTAAGCAGCCACAAATTTATCAAAGTCTACCGATACATTATCAGTGACAGTATTAGTAGTGAAGTCGATAAGTACGGTTTGTTCTCCTAGGTCATAGCCATAATTACTAATAGCATAGATACCAAACCCTGTCTCATCCAAAATGCTATCTTGCATAAGATAACTAATCATCATACGGGTTGCATACGATGAATCTTGCCAGCGGGGCCTAGCGTGTTCCAGGGCTGCAGCAATGTCTGTCTCCCAGTTGTCTTGACCCCAGTGGCTATAGAGTACAACCATAGGCCCTGACTCACTATCTTTAAATACAAAATTAATTCGTGCTCCCATTACTCTTCCTCATTCTTCTCAATTAGAAACGGTACGATTGATAGTTGGTTTTCTATCTCATTAAAGATGCTGTCTTCATCTTCATTGTCAGTCTCATACTCAAAGTTCATATAATCGCCTGTTGGTTCAAAGATTACTTCGATTTCCCATCTTGCCATTATTCTTGCTCCTCTTCCTCTTCCTCTTCAACAGATTCTATCTCTAAAGGATACCAGTCATAGGCATATGTTTCAATGTCGTCTTCGATTTCTAATTGTCTTACTTGATCTTCGGCAGCCATTTCATCCTCTGCCTCAATCTCAAACTCATAGTAAGTCTCTCGTGTTGCTGTTACTGTGTACTTAGGCATTAGATTTGTACCGTCCGTTCTGTGAATGAGTGAAATACAATCTCATCCTCGTTTTCAATTTCTGTGTTATCTGTCATTTGGGTCTCCAGTCCTACTAGTTTCATTTCTTCAAGTGTAGCGCATTGTGGACATTTTTGCAAGTCTGCCTCATCAAAGGCATCTCTAATAGTATTATCAGGGTCTTCCAATTCTTCGTTACAGTTCTCACAGAAAAACCAAGGTAGTGAGACTTGAACTTGAATAGTAGTATTATCAGGGAAAGGAACCTCAGTGATAAAATATCCTATTCGATTAACAAATCCCCAGCCAGACCATATGTAAGACCCACCGTCGTCTCCGTCTCCATACATCCAGATACGGTTCTCATCAGTTGCCTTGACAAAATCTACCTCATCACCATAGGTCTCAAACATCATACCGTCAAAGGAGGCATTTGTATCTATATGATTAAGGATAGGCTTATAGGTCTCAATCCAAGTATCGTAATCCATTTCAATAAAGTTACCCATTGTTCTTTATCCTTTCACTAATAGCAAATGCTAGTTGGTATGTAAGGGCATAGACTTCTACAAGAGCGTCCATTCTTCCTTCTGCTCGTGTGCGGTCCATAGAAAGCATTGCGTCAGAGTATCCACCCTCACGCTCCTCTTTCTCAATTTCAATGTAGTCATTCTCGGCTTCCAACATTAGGTTTTTAAGTTCACCGTGTAGGATGTCAGTTCCTGATTCTCCCATATCAATCAGTTTCTGTAGTCTTGGTTCTAGGGTTGTATTCATCATAGTTATATTCTACCCTCTGCCACTGACAAAAGATGTTTAGTAGCATAGATTTGTCCCTCGATATCTACCACATGGATAGAGGCAGGGTTTTCTTCAAGGTCTTGTTCAAGACTAATCAGATGTAGTTTGATGTATTCGATAAATGTGTTTAGGTCCATATATTAATTATAAGGGTTGGTGTTGATTTTGACAAGTCTTTGATGTGTGATGTTCGTCACAGGCTCTTCATGGCGGGAAGCATCAATCCAGCCAATGTTAATTAAATTAGGGGATCCACAAGAGCACCACCCTCTCCAGTCTTTAATATCAACTAGAGTAGTGATCTCCATAAGGGCATCACAATCATTGCATAGATAATCATACTTAATCCAGTTATTATCCATAGTATGTGTTTTCATCAATATACCCTTCTGCTAGTAGTCCCTCAAAGAAGTCCCATACTATTAGTAATTGTTTATAGTTTTGCTCATCCCCCTGAGATTTGGCGGTATCAATAGCCCAAGTTAAACTATTACCAAAGGCCTGTATATCTTTATAGGTATAGCCTAACATTATCCTACCTCAATTCCTGCATACTTAGCAATAGTGTTTAGTGTAATGTGTATATGGCAGTCACAATCAATACCGCCCATATTTTCCTCAAACTCTAGGTGTGAGAAGTTGTCATCGTAGATTTCATTTATTAGGTCATTAATGGTGTTCATTTTGTGTGCCACTCTCCTAGTTCAGGTAGGAATACATTTTCCTCTATATCCCATTGAGCGTCATCCCAACTAAGTTCATCAGTCATTATCTTGCCAATCTCATCTATGAAGGTTTGCATAACTGCTTCTGCGTGGTGTCTATTCTTAGCCTTGATATTTGTAATAGAGATAGCAAGGTCGCAAGAGTAGTAGTCTTGTAGCATTGGGTCTGATATTGTTTGTGTCATAAAATAATTGTAGCAAATCCTGGGAAAAAAATCAAGTCTTCGTAATCAAAAAAGATCAAAAATCTCTTGTGATTTGCATCACAGCCGACGTCCCGAATTTTTATGCATTTGATTGCATATTTATTTATTGCGATTCCAACGGGACTTGAACCCGTAGCCTCTACCGTGACAGGGTAGCGATCTAACCAATTGATCTATGGAACCAAATGAGCAGTTTTAAATCTTACTCAGGATTTTTTGTTATGCGAGTTGCATTACATTTTGCACAACTTTTAGCAAACGATTTTTTTCTGCATTGATAGCAGGGTCAAAACCACTTGCAGATGCAAGGATTGATTCGTTAGAACCACCACGAGCAGAGCGATACCAGTCAAGGCGTTCAGTTAGCGCATTGAAAGCACCCCACGCATTACCAGCAATCATACCATTAAATTCACCTGTGTAGATGTCATTGATGATATCAATTTTATTTTCCCACTTCTTCATTGCACCCTTAGCATCTTTTTCAGGCTTTGGATAAGCAGCGAGAACAATATCATTGAAAGACTTAGCATTGACTTCTTTTTCAATCATAGCCTTAGCCATAATATCGAATTCGTCCATATAAGCATTAGCAAGACCAAGAGTCTCACGAGCAATTTGGATTTTGCCTTCTGCGGTCTGCGTGTGGCGAATCTTGAATGATTGCTTGATATTCTTATTCTTCTTACGACCTACGCCACCAAGAGCAAGGTTAAGAGTGTTAGCACATACAACACGAACGGGTGTAATTGATGCTTGAATAGCGATTGAGCCATCGTGTGATGTGTTGATGAGCAAATAAGTTTTTACCTTATCTGCAACGCCATTAGGGTCAAGAATTGTCTCACGCTCAAGAGCAAGAGAGCCAAATACTACACGACCACCCTTGATTGAGCCAGCGGTCTCCCATCGACCACCACCATCAAGAATGTTATCACCGAATGAGAATAAATCTTCATTCTGCAATGGGACATAACGCTCACCAACAATTCCAAGAATGTCGGTTTGTGTGTTGTCTGTTGGATTAGTTCGCAAAACATATTGATATGATTTGTCGCTTGTTAAATGTGTTGGGGTTTCCAAATCTTCAAGGCGAACATTCCACCCATTAAGATTTGCAGCCTCTAACATTTCTGCAGTTGTTTTTTCCTCTGTGAATACGGTTCCAAGACCGTGCCAAGCAGGTTCACGGAATGATGCAAAAGATGCAACGCCGTTTTGTGTTTCTAAATCGTGAGCCACGATATTCCTTCTTTCTGTTGTGTTGAAATTTAAGTATAGCAGGACTGACTGACATATGCAAATCGGGATAGTTAGATATGGATAAATTGGACATTGTGGTAAAGATCACACTATCGTAAAGGCGTGTCGATTTGACAAAGTTATCCACAGGCGGGACGTCAAAATTTTGCAGGGATTTTATAGTGAGCAGTTTACGTACAGACATGCTCAGGTCTTTTATTAGTAGCCCCCTACTAAATATCTACACGGTCAATGCTAGATGATAACCAAGAAATATTATCTGAGTTATATTGCACAGTATCGAAATCAATATCGTGAATTGCATTCTGTGCGTCTTCTTCTGTACGAGCATTAACAGTCACTGAGTACAGAACTGTAACTTCAACTTCGAATTCTTTCGTTAACTCAAAGCCCATAATTTCTGCAATTGCTTCTGCTTGCTCTTCTGTGATATCTTGATTTTCTAATTCACCAAGGGTCCACTCTTGCATTGCCTCAACCATACGATTCTTATCTGCAGAATCTGCATATGAGCGCTGAGTTACTTTAGAGATGTGCTCCTCTAGTTGAGCAATGCGCTCTTTGTTTTGTGCAAGAGTAGTCTCTAAGAAATCTCTTGTCATATAGTGATTGTCTGCTGGTATTACTGTTGGATATTGCTGGTCCACGGGGGCCTCTTTCTGTTAGTTGGTTTAAATTAATTGTACTAGGTACCACTGACAATTGTCAAGGGCCCTTGCGGGGAGCCTTTTTGGATCTTGCTCAGGATGTCTGCTTCTTTAGGCCTGCAGGAGCCTTGCTCTATAGTATTTCTATGATCGCCCTAATCAGCCTGGCGAAGGATCCCTAGGGGACGCTTGCTACAAGTAGCGTGGAACACAAGGGATAATGAGTGGGGCTTTTACACCCCACCCAATTATCTAGTTAGAGATAACGAGCAATAGCGTTGTAAGTGCTTGTGCTTACTGTTTCCTCATCTGTCATTTTGAGAATACGAATTGCGTTAGCAATTTCCTCTCTCTGCTCACGATAAGTGTGCTGATGGATTTGCTCAAACTCTCTCGTTGGTTCAGTAGGGAAGTTGCCTTCCTTTGTGATAATGTCAAAATCAACATTGAGAGTGTTGTTCCAGTTGCGATAGTTTGTGCGAAGGTTCTCAGCCTTTGAGAAATTAGCGATAGCCCACTCACCGATTTGCTTTTTCCACGCTTCGTGTGCCTTGTTATACTTTGCTTCGTTTGCTTCTTGTGATGTGTAGTCAAGTTCTAGTTTAGCGAGTGCGCCCTCTAGTGCCTTGATTACCTTTTCTGTTGCTATCTTTACTGAGATTGCTTTCTGTCGTGCCATTTGGGTCTGTTTCCTTTTCTTTTAGGTTATTTATAGTATAGGGGGTGGGGCTGACATTTCCCCCGAAGGGGGGAGAGTTCTTACTTACGACATTGGACTAGATACTCTCCTAAACTGTCCCTGTTTCGTTATTTTATTTTACTTGGCTGTCCAAGTTGTGTAGCGAGGTGTGCCATTTACATCTAACTTAACACGCACATTACCATTTGCTTGTGGTGTGATTTCTTGGATAACGCCTGTTACCTTTGACTTCTGTGTTGTGTAGAGGTCGCCTACCTTGTATGTTGCTGTTGCTACTGCCATTTTGTTTCTCCTTTGTTTGGTTGGTAGATTAAGTATAACATTTCCTACTGACATTTTCAAGTCAAGGAATAGGTCTGCTATAACTTCTTTTAATCGGCTTGTTTGCTTCATACTATAATAATAGCAAAAAAATGCCATAAATACAAATCGAAAATGTCATAAATCGGACATTAAATTGTGATAAACCTCACAAAAATTGTGCGTGTCGTAACTTGACAAATGGGGGTGGGCGGGACGTCCCAAAATTCCAGGGGATCCGCTAGAACCCACTAGAACCAAGGAGTGCACACATTACTAGTGTTATCATTAATAAATAAAATAAACTTATCATTTATTTTTTACTCGCACTGAATACAATATCACTCTTAGAGTATACACATAACTTACAAGAAACGCAAGCAGAGCCATTAGTTGAAATTAAAGGAATGCGCTTTGCATTCTCAGGACATTTAGCACCAGGCTTTGAAGTTAGTGCTTTCATATCTGCTTGACCGTCTGCAAAATTCTTAGCAAGATAGGCTAACTTAATTCCATGTACAGTCTTAAGGCTAATTCCAGTTTCTTTATTCTCGCTATCTGTAGAATAATATAAAGATAGATTAGGAATGTTTTTAAGGATGAGTGCTGCAGACTTTACTCGTGTATATACCCAGAATTGAATATCAGTATTGTTAAGGATGACAGTCTTCCAGGCATTGGTATAGGTATCATTAAAGAAGTCACCGTCCCAGTGGATACGGAATA